CAAAATCACAATAATCTGCACTTGTTACTAAACATTGCATTTGCATTTGCAGTATATAATTATTATCAACTTTTTTATTGCCCACAAAAAATTGTAAATGATTATGTAGCAAAGGACATTTAATTTCTATCAAACCACCCTCTTTTGTGATCCCATCAGGCGAACAACCAATAAACGGATATTCTTTGCTAGTGCAAAAATTTACTTCACTAACATCTACTTTTGTTTTTCTTATATAATAAACTCTAGCAACATCTTCAAGTTCAGTACCTCTTTTCATAGCAGCTGTTGGTTCAAATTCAGATTTAGTAGGCAAACCACTTATTCGTTCAGATGCCTTGTCATAAAGCATTTTTTGGTACTTAATAGTAGATTCTGCTGAAAAAATTGTACTAATATCACTAGCTGTAAATTTACCTGCTCGATCCTTTAGCCATGCTTCCGTACCTTGATTATGTTCTGAAATATCAAACATTACTTACCACTTTTTATTGCAGGTTTATTTTGAAGGTGCTTTAAGTATTCTGAAGGAATATTATTATTCTTTGTAACTTCTTTTTTTTCAGATGTTTTTTTTTCTTTATTAAGTTGATTTTCAATTTCATTTGTGTTGGTTGGCATATCATCAATATCATGTTCAAATAAAGCATCATTTTCGATCTCTACATCATTTTGTGTTTTATCAATTTCGCCTGTTGCTATTTTGAAAACAGTACGCAGGAAAAATTTTTCTGCATATGACAAACTACTACCACACGTTTGACCACCAGTGTAAGGAACAATAACTGTGCGTTTTATTCCACTTTCCCAATAATCTCCATCTTTGTGTAGAACAGAAAATTCGTAGGTTGTTTTAAGATATTTACTATCCACTAAATCGCAAGACACTTCATTACATAATATAGAAATATTGGCATTATTTAATAATGGACGTAACTTCTCATAATATCCATCAATGCCTAAATAGTTATATTTGCCATAAGAATTTTTTTTGTCTTGTTCATATTTTTGAACACTTTGTTGAACGGAAACTATTGCATTTGCAATTTTTGGACTCATTTCTTTTACCCCTTTAATTTTTACGATTGTCAAATTTTTCTTTCAAAGTAGATAAATTTTTATCTTTTAAATAAAATTTATTTAAAGATACAATAATAATTATACTTTAATTTGATAACAATTGTATAATTTAAACAAATAAATTTACTTTAGTTAATTAAAAGTTTATAATCTAAATTATGAATAAATGTGATCAAGAATTGAGAATGTGGCTTTCTCTGCGATTTGAGATGAGTAAAGTTACTAAAAAAGAGTGCGATTTGACTTTCGTGGAGAGAAATAGTCCACTTTTAAAAATTGGGAAGTTTATTTATAAATGTACGCGCAAAGAGTGTTTTTCCGAAAACATTCCTCGAAAAAAAATCAATTATCGTTTTTATGGGAAGAATTTATGCAAGTAGATCCAAGCACCTATTCGCGCGCCACGCGTACTCCTCTAGACACTGTTGAGCGGTTTGGAATGAGCAACAAGGAAATAGCTGATATTTGTCAGGTGACTCGTTTGACCGTTTATAATTGGTATGATTTTATAGATGGTCAAAAAAAATTGTTGATACCGGCAAAATATTGCCCGATGTTACAAGTGAAAAAAGGGATAAGGCTTGAAGTATCAAACCCTAAAGTATTCACTAAGGAATGGCTTAATATTCAAAAACGCTCAGATGCTTTGTCATATGGTGAATAAAAATTCTAAAGGCAAAAATGCCGAGCGTGACATCGTTAATTTATTGAAAGATCAGCTTGGAGATAAATCAGTCCTTGTTCAGCGAAATTTAGAGCAGTTCAGAGGAAAAGGGGTTGATATTATAATTTTCCCCTTTTTTATCGAGGTCAAGCGTCAAGAAAAAACTCATATCGATATGTGGTTTCGGCAGCTTAAAGCGAAAGTGCCCGAAGGGGGAATACCTGTTTTGATTTATAGAAAAAATAATGTTAGCTGGAAAGTTGTTTGTAAGCTGGAAGATTTCATACCAACTATTAGGGAGAACTTAACATCGCAAAAGAGCCGGTGCGATTAAGAAGAAAGGCTTAGCTGGGCTAGTGGCTGACGAGTTAGAGGCGTCAGAGCGAGGAGTAAACCCCTGCCATAGCCAATAGGATTGGGCAAAGCCAACTATTAGAACGTTGTACGTGATACAGCACTTTGCAAGTTAGTTTAAAAGAAAAGTTGTAGTCTATTTTTCTGGCGAACTAACATTGATGGAGGTTTTTGTGTTTTAAAAAAAAGGAAAAAAAATGCAAATAAAGGAAGAGCAATTTAATGAATTTTTTGAAGTTTTATGGAAAGTTTACGGTTTAAAGAAAAATAAACACTTGGCAAAAAAAACATTAAAAAAAAATTTAAAAGAGTTTGCTAATTACTGCAAAAAAGTTCAAATGAGTAGTGTTGATCTAATTAAAAAGTGGAAGAATCAAGAGCAGCAAGAATCTTTTGCTGGAAAATCACTTCCGCATTTCTCAACATGGCTTTCGCGAAAACGTTGGGAGGAGGTCGAAGCTGTTAAGCCGGTAAAAAAAGTTACATTAGCAGAAATTGAAAGAAAGTTAGCTGCCAATAAAAAATTGCAAGAAAAAGTGTTTGAGTATAAAAGTCATGTTTCCATCTCGATTGTCAACATTCATAAAAAAAATATTTTGGAAAAAAATGCTCATGCAGAACGTTCAAAGAAATTTCTTGAACAAAGAGGTATTGCGCTTTGAAGCAAGTTTTTATAATTAATAAATTTTCTCGAGAACAAATAAAAAAAACTATCGATGAAACTCCTGATGATTTTGTAGTAACTATTTCAAAAAGAAATCGGACGAGCGAGCAAAATGCTTTATATTGGGCTTTGCTTAGCGAAATTGCAGATTCTTCATTTACTGTTGAAACAGAATATGAGGGAAAAAAAGTGCGTAAAAAAGTAAATAAGCTCGATTTGCATAACACTTTTGCCCATTATTTTTTGGAACCGATTGAAGTTACAACTTTTGATGGTAAAAATCATTTGATTAGGAAATCGACAACGGAACTTACAACAACAGAATTTGCAGATTATTTAGAACAAATATATAATTTTTGTAGCCAAAACGAAGAGTTACAATTTATCAATGATAAAGTACCGCAATAAAAAACTTTTGCGCTTAGCGAAAGAAGTTGATTTTTGTATGGGCTGCGGCAAAATAAATGAGAATGATGTGGTAGCTGCCCATTTGAATTTCGACAAATCAAAAGGCATGGGTACAAAATGTCATGATTATTTGATAGCATATTTGTGTTGGAAATGTCATGTGTTGGTGGACGAAGGTTATGGCATATCAAGCGCAGAGCGAAAGCAATTTACTTTTAAAGTATTTTTAAAAACCTTAAATTGGTTATTTAATAATTCTTACTTAGAAGTAAATCAAAAAAAGAAATATAAATTTTAGGCTATGGAAGACGAATTAGTAAATTGGGCGAAGTGGTCAAAAATGACAGATGATGGAAGGCCGGAAATTAAAAATCATTGCGGATCGGTTGAGCATAAATATCTTGCAGAGGCCGGAGAAGTTTATAATGATGATCCAAAGTTCATCGAGCCGGATATTTTAGCGGCAGAAAAATTAGAAAAGTTAATTTGCGCTTTAGAAAAAAAAGATCAAAAAATTTTAAAAATTAAATATATTACGCATTGGGATCAAACTAATTTGAGCGTTGCAAAGAAATTGAAGATCTCGGAAGAGGATTTAAAGCTAAAGTTATTTTTAATTAAATCTATTTTGCGGAGGGCTTACTATGTCTGAAGAAGAAAAATACTGGGCTAGTGCTAATAAAGCTGTTAAATATATTTTTGATATCTGCGAGCAGCTTGATCAGTTGAAATTACGGATAAAGAAAATGGAACAAGAATTAGAAATTTTGAAAGCAGAAAAAAAATGACTAGAAAATTAAATATTGCAGCAACTTCAGCTAGTGAAGGACTTAACATTAAGTTCGAAGATCCTGGACTCTCTAAAATTCAAGTAGCTATTAATCAATTAATAGAGCAAATGAACGAAGAATATCCTGTAGTAATTTGTTTTGTTGATAAAAGTGAAAATTATCGTTTCGTAACAACAACTGAAAAAAAAGAAGAAATACACCAACTTTTAGACATTACTAACTTTTCGTTGATGAAAACTTACGAAAAACCTCAATAAAAAAGAGGCCGCTAAAAAACGGCCAAAGGTCTGGAGTCAAACATTTAAAAGTATTTTAAGCCTAAACCATGCGAAATGTAAATATAATCGCAGCAAAAAACTGTCAAAGCGCAAATAATAAATAGTTTAATGTAAATCATCAAGCGCGCTTTCGAGCATAATTTCGAACCTCACTAGCAAATACAATTTCTTCCTTGTTTCCAAAAAAAACCGTAACAGTTGCGCCGCCTAAATGATCAATGCCTTTCCTTCCATAATTGCTCAAAAAATTGTAAGCAACTTCCCGCGCTTTACTTTTAATAAGCCAGTCTGGAAAAGACATTTCTTGCTCGCCATTTTTTTCTGCCAGGCTTTTCGGAAGATAAACTGTTGTGCGACTCGTTTTATCAGTTATTTCCTCAGCCATTCCTACTTCAAGACTGTAAGCCTTTTTTGTAGCATCTTTTAAAATAGCAGTGTTAATTTCAAAGGTTGCGATTTCTTCACCCATTTTTCTTCTCCTTGAAAGTTAAAATTTGCGGCAGTCCATTATGAGAATGTTCGCTTGGAATTACGAATTTATTATTCACTAAAGTTTTTTCAAAAAGCTCAAACCAACTTTTCCTCGTATGTTTGCTAAATCTAAAAAAGTTAGCAGAACTATAATTTAGATATTTTGGCAGTTCTTTTTTTAAGAATTTTTTTATCTTTTTTTTCAAAATTCCTAAACTCCTTTAAATAATTAAAATGCTAAATAACACTCGACTTTTTTTAGCATTCATAACTTTATAATACTTTAAATTTATAATAAAGTAAATATATAAATATATTTATTTATATTTTTATTTACATAAAATTATACTTAAAGTATAGTAAATATATAAACACTAAGTAATGCAAGGGAGAGTAATTTATGAAAGAAGAAAAAGAAGATTTAACTTTGCCAGTAAGTTGGGAAGATTTTTTAGCTTTGGCTTCAAAGGTGAGACAACAAGAGGAGATCATTAAAGTTTTGTTTAATAATTTGGAAATTTTGAGGGTGGAGAACTTACAACTAGAAAAAAAATTGGTAAAGTCAATAAACGCGGATCTGATGTCCAAGTTGGCGAGGAAAAAAACATAAAATAGTGTTGCAATTTCTAAAAAAAGTCTTTAAAATTAGAAGTGGATTATTGCATCAACGCAAATAATCTTTCCTTTACACCTTCAGCCCAGCCTTTTGCTGGGTTTTTTTTGGGAGAAAACTATATGGCCGGCATGAAAAAAGGTGGCTCGATGAACAAAAAGGCAAGTGCTATGGCGAAGCCATCGATGGCAAAGAGAATGGCAAAACTAAGGGCAATGAAAAAGCCTAAAAAACGCAGAGCTTAAATCTTTTGGGCTACATCACCTCGCCAATTCCTTACTTTAAGGTTTGGGTGCGCAAAGAATTTACTCATAATCACGAAAAATATACTGGCGAATTTATACATGGATTAGCCACAGCAGTTACTTGTATTCCTGATAGATCATTAAGTTTTCAAATAATTTTCACAGGATTTGAGGTCGATGGCAGCAAAAAACCCAATGTTTTCGGGGGAGCAATGTGGGCAAGAATGCCTATCCAAGCTCTTGTAGGCGATGTTTTAAAGTTAGAAACGTTTCCAGACCGTATGAAAGCCCACTTAGTGCAGCCTTGGGATTGCAGTTCAAGAACTCATTCGGTTTTTGAAATTCCAAGAGCAAAGCCATCTCCTTGGTTAGCAAAAATCGATGGTAAATTTTTCAAAGCAAAATATATAATGACCGTAGACTACTCGGATTCTGAAGTAGCTGACGATCCGAGCCAGCACAAACAAAGCCATTTGTTGGTTTTGAGCGAGGGGGTTTGGCAAGGAAATTTAGTGGCCTTGCCTAATAATAGAGTGCGCGTTTCTTCTGCGGCTTTTTGGAATTTAGGAGAGGGTGCGCCTGATTTCAGACCAAGTCAGCACATACATTGCGCTGAAGAGGATTATAGTTATTTAGATGCAGAATATACTTTCAATAATATCTACGCTGGAAAAACAAATGCTAAAAAGAAAAGAAGTTGAATCAATGCAAGAATTTATTAATAGACCTAAACCCAAGCAAGGCAGGGCAATTGATAAAAAGGTTGAGTATGGTCCTAAATTAAATGGTGAAAAAAGTGGCAAGAAAGTTCGCAAAAGTACCTAAAACTAGAGGAGTACCTAAAGTTTATTTGCAAGGTGCAAAGAATAAAAAAAAATCGTTAGCAGAGTTAAAAAGCACGGCAAAAAAGTATAAAGAGGGCAAATTAACAAAAGCAGACATGAACCGTATAGCAAAAAAAAGGAGTCAAAGTGCCACCAAAAACTACAAAAAAAGGTTCAAAGGGTAAACCAACAAAAGCAAAAAGCATATCTTTTTACAGTAAAAAATACAACATTCCAACAAGTACATTAAATAAAGTTTATTCAAGAGGCATGGGAGCCTACTATGGAGGAGGTAGTAGGGCAGGAACTACACCTCAACAATGGGCAATGGGTAGAGTTAGAAGTTTTGCCACAGGTAAAGGTGGTGCAAGAAAAGCAGATGCAGATTTGTTAAAAAAAGGTAAGAAAAAAAGTGGCATTAAGAAAAAAGCATAAAAATCCAAGTGGTGGCTTAAGTGCAGCAGGTCGTAAATTTATTAATAGAACAACTGGGTCAAATCTAAAACCCCCTGTAAGTGCAAAACAAGCAAAAAAATCGCCAAAGGCAGCCAAACGCAGAAAATCATTTTGTGCTAGAATGGGAGGAATGAAGAAAAAGTTAACTTCAAAAAAAACAGCAAATGATCCAAACAGCAGAATTAACAAGGCATTAAGAAAATGGGATTGTTAAATGACAGAAGAACTTTGGCAACGTTTTGAAGATATTAAGAATGATTTTGAAAAGTTAAGGTTTGGCAATCAAATGCACCTAACGGATAAAGAATTAAATAAAGAATATGTTCTTAATCAAATGCGAGTGTATGCAAAATATTCAGGTCATTTAAATTGGAAAGTATTAAATAGGCTTTCATGATGACAGCAGAAGAGTGGTAAAAACTTAAACTATATTAGAAATCAACTCCGTCAACTCCGTCAATAAAAAAAAGTGAAGGACATGACAGACTTCAAAAAACTAAGTTTTTCAAGCATTTATCAAAAACAATTATCTTTAATGCCAGAAGAATTAAAGCAGTTTGCAGTATATAAATTTGAAAAAATGAAAAATTATCCTTTACATGAAATTTGTAAAAAACTAAATATAGATAGTTTAGTTGGATATAAATATACACTACAAGTTAGAAGAGATTTAAACTTACCTGTTGGATATAAAAAACAAAGCAGAGAAATTTATAAATGAAGGTATTTAAATTTTAATTTTTGCAGAAAACACTATTGAAGTATCTCATGTTGTTGATTGTAATGTTACCAATCAAACAATGATACATGGGCATAGCTATTGGATTAAAGTTTACGTTAAAAGTTATACTGTAAACCCTTTTCCGATTGAAAAGCTTCAAAAAGATTTGCAAGATGTTTGCAAAACTTTAGACCATCAACATTTAAATTTGAGGGTTAAATGTGGAACAATGGAAGGTATTGCAGAATATGTCGAGAATGAATTTGTAAATAAATTAAATTACACAGATTTGGCGCAGATAGATATTTCTCGTAAAAGCATGGGTGTCGGTTTAACGCATGTTTGTAGTTAAAGAAATATTTTACACATTACAAGGCGAAGGTTTTCATTCGGGAAGAGCAGCAGTTTTTTGCAGATTTGCTGGTTGCAATTTATGGAATGGCAAAGAAGAAGATCGAAAAAATGCAGAATGTAATTTTTGTGATACAGATTTTGTAGGTGGTGAAAAATATAATAAATATCAACTTGTATTAAAGTGTAATACAATTTTTGCAGCTACTAATAAATCAAAAATAAAAAAATTTGTAGTGTTAACTGGTGGTGAACCTATGTTACAGGTTACAGAAGAGTTGGTAGAAGAATTTCATAGCTTTAACTTTGAAGTTGCTATAGAAACAAATGGAACATTAGATTGTCCATCTAATATTGACTGGATTTGTGTTAGTCCAAAAAAAGAAGATTTAAAGCAAAAAATTGGAGATGAACTTAAATTAGTTTATCCACAAAAAATAAATCCTAAATTATTTGAAAAATTAAATTTCAAACATTTTTATTTGCAACCAAAAGATAATGAAGATTTAAAAGTTAATGAACAACTGTGCATAAATTATTGCTTAGATAATCCTATGTGGCAACTATCCACTCAAACTCATAAATTTTTAGGTTTGCAATGATTCACTACCACGGCACTCCAGTTACCCCAAGAAAGCATTTATTTAAACTGGAAGGCAAGAATTTTTGTGTTAGTTTTGCACACCCTTATGATATTGAAGTCGTTGTTAAAATTGGTCAAAGTGTCATGATGGACAACGGAGCTTTTTCTGCTTTTACAAAAAACAAAAAATTTAATAAAAAAAAATATTTTGCATGGGTAGATAAATACTTAACACACCCTCATTGGGCAGTAATACCAGATATGATTGGAGGTAGCGTTGAAGATCAAAAAACAATGCTTTCTGATTGGCATTTCCCTAAAGAATTGTCTGCTCCAGTTTTTCATTTACATCTGAATTTAGATTATTTATTATATTTGGTAGATAATTATCCTAAAATATGTTTAGGGAGTTCAGAGATTTATTGGAAAATAGGAACAGAATCTTGGATTAGACGCATGGATCAAATCTATGAGACAATTTTAAAACATAGAAAATATTTACCTTGGATTCACGGAATGAGAATGTTGGGTCAAACAGACAGGAGATATCCTTTAGCTAGTGCTGATAGTGCTAATGTGGCGAGGAATTTTAGTAGCAGGAATGAATGTCCTCTAGTTATGGCAGATAGGATCGATAAAAAGCAACCACCTTTAAAATATGTTACAAACCCTCAAAAACTATTGTTTAAATGCAAATAGAACATTTACACGTTAAAAAATTAATTCCTTATGTAAATAATACTAGGGAACATTCTATAATAAATCGGAGTTATAAAAGATGACAAGTGTGAGCGTAGGCAGACCACCTCATCAACCATCAACTGAAAAACAAACAATGGTAAGAACATTGGCAGCAGTTGGCATTACTCATGAGGATATAGCAAGTAAATTAGAAATATCAGCAGATACTTTAGTAAAGTATTATAAAAAAGAATTAGCTGATGGAAGAATAGATGCGAATGCTCAAGTAGCCAAAGGTTTATTTGATCAAGCAAAACAAGGTAATACCGCAGCAGCTATCTTTTGGTTAAAGACAAGAGCAGGTTGGAAAGAAACTAATATAAATGAGATTAGTGGTTTAGAGGGGCAACCGGTGAGCATTAAAGTTGTTGGCATCTGAGGTTCAAATTCCCAAAAAGTTATTACCACTATTTAAACCAAAACGAATAAAAGTTTTACACGGAGGTCGCGGCAGTGGTAAATCTTGGTCAGTGGCTAGGGCTATTATACTGCGTTGCTATAAGGAACGAACAAGAGTTTTATGCGCGCGCGAAACACAAAAGTCAATTCAAGAATCGGTGCATAGATTATTGAAAGATCAAATTAATTTAATGAAATTAAGTTATAGTTTTGATGTTCAAGAGCAGAAGATTTTAGGAAAAAATGGTTCAGAAATAACTTTCATTGGGATTAGGCAGCAGGGAGTAGCTAATTTAAAATCATACGAAGGAACTGACATTTGCTGGGTGGAAGAGGCTCAAGTTGTTACTCGTAGATCTTGGGATATTTTAATTCCAACTATTAGAAAAGAAAAATCGGAAGTTTGGGTAACATTTAATCCAGAGCTAGAAACAGACGAAACATTTACTAGGTTTGTAGTCGATCCTCCAGATGATTGCTGGGTGGTAGAAATGAATTATAATGACAATCCTTTTTTCCCAGAAGAGTTAGAAAAAGAAAGGTTACAGTGGCAAAGTCGAGATCCTGTTGGATATAAAACGGTATGGGAAGGAAAGTGCAGACCGGCTATCCAAGGCGCAATTTATACGCAAGAAATTCAAGATGTGATGAGTGAGGGTAGAGTTCGCAATATCCCATACGACCCGCAGCTATTAGTTCATACTGTTTGGGATCTTGGGTGGAATGATGCAATGGCAATTATCTTTTGTCAGGTAGCAGCTTCAGAAATTAGAATTATTGATTTTATTGAGGATTCGCATAGAACCTTAGAGAGTTACGTTAAAGAGATTGAATCAAGAGATTGGCATTGGGGTACAGATTATCTTCCTCATGATGCCGCTCATAAGGATTTTAAGTACGGTAAAAGCACGGAAGAAATGTTGCATAGTATGGGTCGCTCTACTTATATTTTGGGCAGAGGAGATGTTGAACAAGGCATTATTAAGACTAGAATGACTTTTCCTAGAATATGGTTTGATAAAAATAGTACCCAGCCGTTACTAAATCATTTAAAAAGGTATCGTAGAGCCATAAATAGTGCTGGTGAGCCTTCAAATCCTTTGCACGATGAGCATAGCCATGCTAGTGATTCGTTGCGCTACCTTGCTATGGCTGTGGATATGATGTCTAATGAGAGATGGAGTAGTTTACCTCAACAAGACACACGGTGGGTTGTATGATTTTATATAAACAAGGAATTGATCCGCAGCAGAAACTCAAAGAACTTGAAGCACGAATAATTACGTTGGAAGAAAAGATTAATGGACGATCACAAACTCAAGGTTATTCTCGAGCAAGAAATAAACGCGGCCATCGGCTACATCGAGAGCGAAACGACAACGCAGAGGCGCAAAGCGTTGGAAGCCTATCTCCGCAAACCTTATGGAACGGAGATTGAAGGTAGAAGCAGTATTGTTACTGGCGAGGTAGCAGAGGTAGTTGATGGTGCTTTACCTCATTTGATGAGGATTTTTACAGCAAGTGATAATGTAGTTAAATTTGAGGCAAAGAATGCAAATGGAGAAAAAACCGCAGAACAAGCGACTCACTACTGTAATTGGGTATTTAATGCGCAAAATAGTGGATTTTCTGTTTTACACGAAACCTTCAAAACCGCCCTCCTCCAAAAAGTCGGAATCTTCAAAGTCTACTACGAGGAAAAGACAACCACGAAAGAAGAAGAGTACACAGCCCTCACAGAAAGAGAGTTAGCTTTACTGCTACAAGATGATACTAGAGAAATTGTTGAGCAAGAAAAGGAGGAAATAGTTGTTGAGGGCAT